CGTATAGAGTTCTATATAAATTAAACTTATAGTAACAAAAAAGTGTATAAATTTAATTTATTATATTTGTACTTATTAATAATAAAATAAAATAACAAAATGTCAGAATTAATTAAAGGGGATGCAGAAATACTAAGCCTATGGGATGGATTAGCTTATGTACCTTTTGCGTGTTTAACTTCAAGCAGTTTAGCTGAAACAAGAAACGTAATAGAATCCCAAACAAAATGTGATCCAGGATTTGTAACAAGAACTGCTGGTAGTTACTCTTATGAAATATCATTTGAGGGCGAATACATTAAACCAGAAGCATCAAAAGAATCTTGGGCTGAACTAAGAGATAAAATAAGATCAGTAGCAAATTCAGTTGTAGAATGGAGTATTACAACTACTTATGCTGATGCAAGTACAGATATCGATTATGGTACTGCTATCTTAACAGACTTATCAAAAGATGCACCTGCTGGTGATGAACTAATTACATTTAGTGGTTCGTTATCTGGAAGTGGAGAAATTGTACAAGTAGCACCGAATCCATAATATAACAACAACAAATGAATAAAATAACGCTAACAATAAATAACGAAGATGTAAATTTTCGTTTTGGTTTGGGATTCTTAGGTAAAGCACTTGAAGAACTAAATTTAAGTATTGATGAATTAGGTAGTAAGCTATCTGTAAATGTTTTTCTATATGCACCTAAATTAATGTACTACTCTTATGAGTATGCAATGATTAGGGATGGTAAAACAGATATAAAAGATTACAATACTTTTGTAGATGGTTTAGATGATGATAATAGTTTTGTAAATGGAAATGTAAATAAGTTTTTAGAGGTGTTTACAAATTCATTAACTAAAGATGTACCAAAACAAAAAAAAGGTTCTGATACAAAAAAAAAATAGATTTAGATTGGCAATCTGATGTTATATCGGTTGCGATCGGAGAGTTAAAATGTCCGACCTTGACATACGTTTACGATATGACTTGGTCGGAATTTTGTATAAGGTTACACGCATATCAACGATTGGAGAAAAAAGAATGGTATAAAGTTAGAGCAATAGCGTACCAGGTTTATGTATCTAATTGGCAACACCCTAAAAAGAAACCTGTAAAAATAGACCAATTTATGCAACTTGAAGAAAAAGTTGCACCAACATTAACAGATGCTCAAAAAAAGGCTATAAAAGTAGCACAAGAGCAATATAAAAACAAGATAAGTGGAACAACTTAAAGTAGGTATTGGTGCTGACACTAAAGGGTTAGAAAAAGGATTAAAAGATGCTGAAAAAGCGTTAAGTACTTTTGCAACACGATCTAAACAGATTGAGGCACAATTAAAAAATAACGCTATTGAAAGTTCTAAGTTAGGTGCTGAAATATCAAAGTTAGAATTAGACTACAAAAAAGGTACTATATCTCAAAGTGATTTCGGTAAGGGAATGTTAAAACTTACCAATGCTGAAAAAACACTATCTAACGAATCAAAAGTTTTACGAAACGATTTAGCTAAATTAAATGCAAGTAGTAGAGATTTAGGTACTGGGGGAATGGGTACGCTAAAAAAAGGTACTGCTAATGGTGCTTCTGCTATGACTGCATTTAGTAGAACGGTACAAGATGCACCTTTTGGATTAATGGGGGTTTCGAATAACATTACCAACTTAACCGAACAATTTGGTTATCTAAAGAAAAGTACAGGTAGTACTGGTGGTGCTTTAAAAGCAATGCTAAGAGATTTAAAAGGCTTTGGTGGTATTACTTTAGGAATATCATTGATAACGTCTGCAATGTTAATATTTGGAGATACTTTATTTAAAACTAAAGATAAAGCAAAGCAACTAAAAGAAGAACAAGAAAAACTAACTGAATCTTTAGAGAATTATGTAGATGGATTAGAGTCTGTTGATAAGGCTATGATTAAAGGCTCTCAATCTTCACAAAAAGAAGTTATAAGTCTAAGATTATTAAAAGAACAAGCTGAAGATACAACTCTATCAATGGAAGATAGAATAAGAGCAGTTGATGAGTTGCAAAGAGTTTATCCAAGTTATTTAGGTAATGTATCTAAAGAAAAAATACTAAACGGAGAAGTATCTAAAACGTTTGAAACACTAACTGCAAACATATTAAAAAGAGCAAAGGCTACTGCTGCTTTAAATATGATTGTGAAAAATAGTGAAGAACTTTTAATATTAGAACGTCAAGCAGCCGAAAAGAAAGCCGAAATAACTAAAAAGGCAATACAATTAGAAAATGCAAATGCTTTAGCACAATTAAGAGCAGGTAAAGAAAGAGGTGGAAGTAATTTCTCAGTACAAAGAGCAATCCAATTACAAGGCGAATATAACAAACTAATAAAAGAAGGTGCTAAATTAGAGGGTAAAATACAAGGTATTGAACTTGATAATTTAGATTTAGAAAAAGCTGTAAATGACTTAGGTGGTGCAATTCCTATAAAGCTAACGCCAAAAATAGAGGTAGAACAACCAAGAAAAGAATTAGAATCTTTATATAATGGATTAACAGAAGCTAATATAGTAGGTAGGGAAGCGTTTAATTTATCAAGTATTGAAACACCTTTACAAGTACTTCCACCAGATTTTGATGAACAAGCTGAAATGTTTAAAATAAGATTGGCAGAGTTTAACCAAGCTGTATCTCAAATAATGCAACAAGGTAAGTTTGATACTATTAGTGGTTTTGCAGAAGCTATTGGTGGTGCTTTAGCAAGTGGTGGTAATGTTTTAGAAGCTGCTGGAAATGCGTTGCTTAGTTCATTAGGTGGTATAATGGTACATTATGGTAAACTTATATTAGCTTTTGGTTTAGCAAGTGAGGCACTTAAAACTGCAATGCAAAATCCCTTTGGTGGTGGTATCGCAGCTATTGTNGCTGGTATTGCTTTAATTGCTATTGGAAGTGCTATTAGTAGTTTTGCGAGTAGTACTGCATCAAGTGGTGGTAGTGGNGGATCATCTTCANNTNGTGGTGGTGGTGGCTCTTATTCTGCACCAAATATAGGGAGTGGATATTCTGCACCATCTTCAAGTGGTGGGTATTCTGGAAGTAGTAATGGTGGAACGGTTGTGTTTGAAATTGCAGGTCAAAAATTAGTTGGCGTGTTATCAAATACATTAGCAAGAAATAAAAACTTAGGTGGAACTTTAACAATTACTTAATCAAATAATAAATAAATGGCTTTTAGTTCAATTTACGAATTTGAATATTACGATGACGAGGGTGTATTAAATGAATGCGTGATACAAAAAGAAGATGGTGGTTTTCCAGTAGTACCAACGCAAATAAATGGATATGTTACTTATAGTATGTCTGAAGTTGATAGTGTTGATGAATCAATTAGAGGTGGTGGTTTAACATTAAGCCTTGAAGCATCAACAACACAAACATATAGCGATTTATATTCTGGGAATGAAAAACAATTTTTAGTTTATTATTATCGTGATAGCGTTCTTAAATTAAAAGGATGGTTAATTTCTGATGGTATTTATGAAGATTTTGTAAGTGATAAATGGATTATAGATATTGATGTTACAGATGGTTTATCATTCTTAAAAGATTTAGCTTATGTTGACACAAGTGGTTTACAATACACAGGTAAACAATCACAATTAGAAATAATATCTAATTGCTTACTTAGAACAGGATTAGGACAAAATATAAATACAAACATTGATATTTACTACACTGGTTTAGCTACAACTTTAGATGTATTAGACAATGTATTTTATAATACCGATAGATTTGTAAAAGATGATGGAGAAACTATTATGGATTGTGAAGAAGTATTACGTGATGTATTAGAACCTTACAACGCTCAAATAGTTTCTTGGAATGGCGAATGGTGGATATTTAAAATAAATCAACTTTTTGCAGATGATACACCGACATTTTTCCAATATAATTTTTTAGGTACAAGTTATGGAACAACAACTACTGAAGATTTTAGTTTTGATTTAGGCAGTCAAATAGATAGCTATTATCCACATCATTGTAATTCAAACCAAGTAATATCATACAATAAAAGTATCGGTGCATATCGGATCAATTACAAATATGGTTTAGATTTAAGTTTATTAGAAAATGTATATTTAGCACATTCTGGTGGTACTATTTCAGAATGGACAATAAATTCATCAACAAACCTAACATTAAATACAAGTGGTTATGGTGTAGATTTAGATTTTGATGCAACTGCATCGGTAAAGAATCTAACAAGTAACACGATTGCAGTATTAGCAGATGATTTAATTAACTACAATATAAAGTTTAAAACAACATCATTAACAAAAAACACAACTACTTTATTTTGGGGGAAATTCAATTATAAGGTGGTATTAACAGGTGGTAGTACTTATTACTTTAATCCTTTTGCAGTACCAGCTGAATGGACACTAACAGATACAACTGCTTTTTCATTTGGTGGTGAATTAAATTCTAATACTGAAATATTAGTAGATTTACCTGCTGCACCGATAGCAGGAAATATAACTATTGAAATATGGACACCAGAACAAACGAATGATGAAACAGGTACTTTTTACCTAAACTACATAAGTGTATCACCACAAGGAGAATCTACATCAGATGGATTAAAACAAGGCGAATTTCATACATTCCAAAGGAAAAACAACCCATCAACAAATGTAAAAGATACTAAAACGGTAAATGTAGGCGATCAACCATCAGATCTTTACTATGGTACTATCTATAAAGCTGATGAAACAACACCAACTGAAACGTGGTTTAGAAAGGGTGTTACTGAAGCAAAAGTTATCCTGGAGTTAATGGGAGAGGAAACTATGATGTTGAGCCAAGATACATCAAGAGAGTTTACAGGTGATGTATATGGATTTGTAGAACCATTGTCTATTGTTACGATAAATAATGTAAGTGGTTTATTTATACCATTGTCTTTAGATTATAATTCTAAGACAAATATTACAAACGTAAAACTAAGACAAATCTTTAATGCAACACTTTCAGATTTAGATTACGAATTAACGTATGACTATGGAAACTCGGTTAAACCTACAATAAAGGGTTAAATTAATTTTAATTAAATTTGTATTTATGTTTACAAACGGTGGTTATAGAATTTTATATATAGATAGTGGTGCAGGTTATCTACCTGTTGGATGTTTAACAAGTCATTCATTTAGTGAAGAAAGTGAAACGTTAAACACAACGACAAGAGATAATGTAGGGTGGAATACAGAAGTGCCGACAAATCAAAGTTATAATATATCTTTTGATGGATTGGTTTTAGAAAATTTTTTAAGTAGTACACAACATACATACTACGATTTAAAAAATATAAAAAGAGATAGAACATTAATAGATTGGCGAATTGATGAAGATGAATATGGACGTGGTTACATTATTAGTTTAAGTGATGAAAATGCTATTGATGAAAATGTTACCTTTACTGCTGAATTAGTAGGTTATGGAAAGCCAATTATACTAATAGATTTCATTTATGATTCGTATGTAGCAAGGTCGTTAGCTGATGGTGGAAGTGGTACAAGTGAATTTTGTTTAAGAAATTATATTAACGAAATATTAATAGATTAGATTATGAGTACATATAGTGATGCGAGTTTAATATTACCAGTTGCACCAGAAAAAAAAGCTGGTAAAATATATTCATTAAAACCAACAGACGGAAGTGGAGACTTTGACTTTACACGAGCAAGCACGGCAACGAGAGTTAATGAAAGCGGGTTGATTGAAAGTGTAGCAAGTGGAGTTCCAAGACTTAACTATCCTTTAATTGATGGGGTAGTAAATGGATGTCCGAGTTTATTGTTAGAGCCTGCAAGGACTAATTTAATTACTTATTCAGAAGCGTTTGATAATGCTTATTGGACTAAAAGTGATTCAAGTGTTGTAAGTGGTTTTGTATCGCCTGATGGAACTACTAATGCTTTTAAATTGATTGAAAGTGCTACTACAGGAGGACATAATATTTACAAATCAATCTCGGTAACAAACGGAGTTTATACTTTTTCAGTAGTTGCGAAAAATGGAGAAAGAGATTGGATTTTCTTAACAGATGCAAATACAGGAATAGGTAAATATTTTAATGTAAATACAGGTGTAAAAGGTGCTGATGTTGGAGCAGTTACAAGTAGTAATATTGAAGCGCTCGCAGATGGTTGGTACAGATGTAGTTTTACATCAACTGCAACGGCATCTACTTTTTTTCCCGTTGTTTATTTAGCAGATGCAGATAGTTCTTTCTCTTACACGGGAGATGGAACAAGCGGTGTTTACATATTCGGAGCACAATTAGAGCAAGGTTCTTTTCCAACAAGCTATATCCCAACTAACGGAAGTACTGCAACTCGTTCAGCAGAAACTTGTAACAACGCAGGGGATGTAAATACTTTTAATGATAGTGAAGGTGTATTGATGGTTGAAGGAAGCACGTTTAATGCTGCTGATAATTCTTTTAGATATATAAGTTTAAATGATGGCACTTCAAGTAATCTTGTAAGATTTGTTTTTTATTTAAATTATATTTTTGCTGAAACAGTTGTTGGTGGCGTAAATCAAGGAACTACACAATATATATTTCCAGATACTGAATCCAATAATAAAATAGCGTTTGAATATGGCTTAAATAATTTTATTTTATGGGTAAATGGTTTTAATGTTAATAGTGATTTAATAGGTAATATTTTTCCAGCTAACACATTAACCAAATTATCTTTTGATAATGGTAGCGGTGTAAACAATTTCTACGGAAACACAAAACAACTACTATACTTCCCTTCAGCATTAAACGATAGCGATTTAGAAACATTAACTTCTTGGGATAGCTTTTCAGATATGGCTACGGAACAATTATACACAATATTATAGATATGAGTAACACATTAAAGTTTGGAAATGGTAAATGGGCAGTTAAGGAAAATTCTACACTTGCTTACAATGACGAGAATGGTAATTTTAAACCATTGCCGTTCACATTCGATAGAAGCACAAGTGCAACAAGAGTTAATAAAGAGGGTTTAATAGAAGTAGTTAGTAATAACGAACCAAGAATAGACTTTTTAAATGATAGTAAAGGAGCGTTAAAACTTGAACCGAGTAGGACTAATTTAGTTACTTATTCAGAAGATTTTGCAAATTCATCTGTTTGGGGTGAAGTTAACACAACCTTTACAGATAACGAAACACAATCTCCAAGTGGTATATTAACGGGTAAATTAACAAGAAATGTTACTACTTTTTCTTGCATTAGAGATGCAACTGTTTCTACGGTACTTGGGACTACTTATGTTTTTTCAGCTTTTTATAAAAAAGATACAGAAACTACTATAAATCACGGTGTATTAAATCAAACGACAGGATATGTTACTTTTAATTTTGATACCGAAACTATATCAATAACAAGAAATGATAATAGTGATACTATATCAACTGATGGTTTTGGTTTTGAAAAATATGCAAATGGTTGGTATAGAGTATATTTAAAATTCGTAAGGAAAGCAGGTTCTTTTCAAGCACAAGTAGCAAGACAAGATAGTGGTGTAATAGGTCAATCTACTTTTATTTACGGTGCACAAGTAGAACAAGGAAGCTACGCAACTTCTTACATACCAACACAAGGTAGTATTGGAACGAGAGTGGCTGAAACTTGTAGTGATGCAGGGAATGACCAAGTGTTTAATGATAGTGAGGGGGTTTTATTTGCGGAGATAGAAGGAAATGAAGATGGTACAAATAAATTTATTACTATAAGCGATGGAAGTATTCAGAATAGAGTAACAATTATATTTTTATCTAATAATATTGTAGCACAAGTTAGAGCATCTAACTCTGAAGTTTTTTACCAAACAACATCTGGAATTAGTATAGAGAACTATAATAAAATAGCGGTTCATTATAAAACAAATCAATGTAAACTTTTTGTTAATGGATTTCAAATAGGTTCAACAGATACATCGGCTGCTATGCCTTCTGGATTAAATACATTAGAATTTAAAGATGGTAGTGGAGTTTCTCCTTTCTACGGAAGCACAAAACAAATCCAATACTTTGACACAGCATTAACAGACGCAGAATTAATTTCATTGACAAAAATATAAGAGTAACAATTACACCCATTAAACAAACAAGGGTAAAAATATAAATAATATAATAACCAATAGTTATAACCAAAAGTTATTAAAATATAAAATTATGATAAGAATAGCCAAATATGCTCTTGATAGCAAAGAACAAGCAGAAACTAAAATAAACGCTTTAGGAACTGCAACAGATGAAAATGGTAATGAATATCCAACGCATAAACATACTATTGTACAATTAGGTAACATTGTATTACAACAAGGAGAATACGATGAAGAGGGTAACGAAACAGTTGCTCCTGTATTATCTGACAAATGGCACGTAGATGCTTTATTTAAAGATTTAGATGACCACCCTTATGGTTGGAAATCTTATGCAGTTGACATTGATGGAAACGGAGTACATAGTTTTTTAGGATTAGACTATAATTCTTATAAATTTTAGTATGATTAAAAAATTAATAGATAGCATAGCAATAGATAAAAAAGACCACGTTTTGTTAGGTCTTATTATTGGATTTCCTTTAGTATTATTATTTGGTAATATTGGATGTTTAATTGCTTTAGCTTTAGTTGGTGCTAAAGAGGTTGTGCTTGATTGGTTATTTAAAAAAGGTAATCCAGAATGGTGGGATTTTATTGCTTCGGCTATTCCTATTATAATGTTAATGATAGTAGATAATTTTTAATGAAAGCAATAGTAGATAAAGTAGTAGATATATTTATCAGCAAGAAATTAACCGTTTTTGTTGTAGGTACTCTATTTCTTTATTTAGGCAAATTAAGTGGTGTGCAATGGGTAAACTTAGCAATGGTTTATATAGGTACACAAGGCGTTATAGATGCCATAATAAAATTAAGAAATGGCAACAAATAAACAGATTTTAGAAGAAATATTAGAGCAGAATAAAGAATTATCTAAAAAGCAATTTGAAATATCGTTGCAATTTAGTAAATACCAAAACGACCAGGAGTTACGTTTTTCTAAAATAGAAAGCTATTTAAAATCAGATCCAGATACAAATACAGAGGGTGCTATTGAAAAGCTAAGTAGAATTGATAAAAAACTAACTGCATTAGAAAAAGATATAATTAAAAAATCCACAACATTTGCTGTTGGTGCATCAGCATTAATCATATCTTTAAAATGGATTTTTCAAAAATTAATGTAAATTCTAATGTTTTTTATATATATTTGATGTAAATAACTTAAAACAAATATATTATGAGATTAACGAAGAATTTTACTTTAAAAGAGATGGGTTGTAAATGTGGTAATTGTGAAATACCAAAAGAAGTACTACCTAACATTCAGAAACTTGCCAATCAATTACAAGTGTTAAGAACTGCAACCGAACAACCTATAAGAATTAATAGTGCTTATAGATGTGAAGAACATAATGAAAAGATAGGTGGATCTAAAAATAGCCAACACTTATTAGGTAAAGCAGCAGATATAACAATAGATAATTTTATACCAATAGAAGTTAATTCTTTAATAGAAGTTTTTATAAATTCTGGTAATATATTACAAGGTGGTTTGGGTGTTTACGACACCTTTACGCATTATGATATTAGAAAGACTAAAGCACGTTGGAATCATCAAAAAAACCAACCTATTTAAAGATTGGTTTAATTGAAAATCTGTTGGATGTTTTGACTAACTTTACCAAGTTATGTGCAATATCGCACAGAGCAAATTTAATGTTTTTTTTTAAATAAACAAACAAAATGCGAAAATATTTTAAATTAATTCCTTACATTGCTATAATTGTACTACTTTATTTATACTTTTCTAAGCCAGAAATAGTAAAAACAATTACTAAAACAGAAGTAAAGTATGACACGATCACTAAAATAATTGATAATACTAAGCCACAATCAATAAAAAAAGTGTACATTCGTATTAAAGATACTATAAAACAATACGATACAATTACAAAGGTGGTGTTTAAAGACAAGTTAGTGAATAAATACACATACGTAGATACATTACAAAATGGTTTCTTAGAAAGCACTATTTTCGCTGATATGATATACAAACGAAATATTAAATTAACTACATTTAACAAATCAACAACAACGGAAACAACTAACACAATAATAAAATCCAATCTATTTATCGGTACTGATGTGAATTTCAGCAATTACGTACATAGTTTATCTGTTAATGCGTATTATGTTCACAAAGATAAATGGTTGGCTAAATTAGGTATAGGAAGCGATGGGAAACCATTTTATACTATTGGTGTTGGATTTAATTTTTAACTAATAAATAAATATTATGAGTGATTTTAGACCAAGATTAAAAGGTAATAAAAAGAAAGCATTTCTAAATATTACCAAAAAGCAAAAAAGAATTTTAGTTATAGGAGATTTGCACGAACCATTTTGTTTAGATAGTTATCTAACACATTGTAAAGAAACATATCAAAATTATAATTGTACTGATGTTATTTTTATTGGTGATGTTATAGATAATCATTATAGTTCTTATCACGATACCGATCCAGATGGAATGGGTGGTGGCGATGAACTTACATTAGCTATAAAACGATTACAACGATGGTATAAAGCATTCCCTAAAGCATTTGTTACAATAGGAAACCACGATAGATTAATAAGACGTAAAGCGTTTTCTGGTGGTGTACCTAAACAATGGATAAAAGAATATTCAGATGTCTTAAATGTACCTGGATGGACTTTTACAGATAGAGTTGTAATTGATGGCGTACAATACATTCACGGAGAAAGTGGTAGAGCATCAAAGAAAGCAAAAGATGATATGATGAGTACAGTACAAGGTCATCGACATACAGAAATGTTTACAGAGTTTGTTGTAGGTGCTAATTTTAAGATATTTGGTTGTGCTGTTGGTTGTGGAATAGATCATCAATCGTATGCAATGGCGTATGGAAAGAACTTCAAAAAACCTGCAATAGGTTGTGCTGTTGTATTTGGTGGAGAGTTTGCAATAAATGTACCTATGTCATTAGGTAGATTAAATAAAAAATAGTATATTTGCAATAGTTTTTTCATAGTAATTTTTTTTAGTTATAGGGCGTTTAGTAAAATAAACGCTCTTTTTTTTGTTTATTAAATATATTATATATACTTTTACATTATGTTAGACAAACTAAATGAATTAATCGAATTAACAAGTACTGGAAATCAGTACTTACACAATGAATTATTAATAATTAAAAAACTTTACGAAGATGAAAAACAATAATTGGGACAACTATTTAATTAATCATAATGATTGGTTAAACGACTTAGAAAATAATACTAAACCTAAAACTAAATAATTATGGAAGCATTTGACAACGATTACGAGAATTATCAAGAAAGTTTAAACGACCATTCAGAATGTGAGAATTGCAGAGAATTATGTACAACAAGATTTTGTTGTTCATCTTGTGAGAGCGAGTATGCAGAAGATTGGATTAATTAAAAAAAACATTAAGATGAAACAAACTAAATTAAACACAGGTGTTGTAATTACTTACGACAAAAAAGGAAATATTAAAACATTATTTTCTCCTTTTGATGGTGATAGAACCATTAAAAAACGTATATTTGTAAAAAAAATTATTAACTAAATAAATTATTAAAATGGAAAAAAACATTGATTGTATGAAGTACAGAAAATCAACACATTTAGCTGGTGTTGATGTTGAAATGATAGTTGCCGATAAAGGCAAATGTATATTAACGATCCAAGATTGCTTTTTTGATAAAGGTGTTAACGTATCTGGAAATAAAACTGATGGGTATTTTATTAACTTTAAAGAAAAGGTTAAGCCAATGGTGGTTAATTCTACAAATAGAAAAACGATAGCAAATATCGTAAAGGTTAAAAAAGAATTATCTTCAGTAGATTCGAGAAATATCGGTAATTGGAATGATGTTGCTATTGAATTGTATTTTGATCCAACTATTAAAATGATGGGTAAAGTTACAGGTGGTATAAAAGTAAAGTCAGAAAGTCCAATACCTAATATAAGCGATTCTAAAGCATTAGATTTATTAAATAGTGCTAAGACTTTAAAAGAATTAGTTACTCTTTGGACATCTTTATCTGTAAGCGAGAAGTCATTGCCAAGCGTATTATCATTAAAAGAAAATCTAAAAACTAAATTAAAATGATAAACTATAAAGAAATTGAACAAAGAAGTGAACAATGGTTTGAACTAAAGCACGGAAAAATCGGTGGTACTTTGTCAAAAGGTTTACATACTAAAGGTGATACTTTGTTTATTGATATACTTTCTCAACACATAGAAGATTACGAACCAGAAGAAAGCTATCAAAATGAAGCAATGTTAAGAGGTAACGAATTAGAACCTTTTGCATTAGAATTTTTAAAGGAATATACAAAGATAGATTTTTTAACTGCTGGTTGGCTGCAATCTGAAGAAAATGAATTACTTGGTATATCTCCAGATGGTATTACTGAAGATGAAACTTTAGCTTGTGAAATTAAATGCTTTGGTAGAAAGAAACATACTGAAGTATTGTTATCTAATGAAATACCTTTAGAAAATATACACCAATGCATTCACTATTTCACGGTTAACCCTAAATTAGTTAAATTGTATTGGATTGCGTTTAGACCAGAATCATTAAAAAACAACTTTATTAAAGAATTAACTTTAGATAGTGAAGTGAATATAGGTACTAATGCAAGACCAGTACTAAAGACAATTAAAGAATGTAGAGAACTTTCTTTAAATGAAGCAAATGAATTATTAACAAGAATCAATAAACAAGTAGAACAATTAAAATTTTAAACAATGGAAGTACAAGGAAAGATTAAACTAATTAAAGATGAACAAACTTTTGGATCTAATGGATTCAGAAAACGTGAAATGGTATTAACGACAAGTGAACAATACCCACAGGAATTACTAATTGAATTTATCCAAGATAAATGTGATTTATTAAGTAAATACAATGTAGGCGAAGATGTGAAGATAGGTATTAATTTACACGGTAGAGAGTGGATCAATCCAGAGGGTGTTGCAAAGTATTTCAATTCATTACAAGGTTGGCGTATTGAAGCTGATGCAAGTAATGTAGAAGTACAAGCAGAAGAAGTAAAAGCTGATTCTGGTGATTTACCATTCTAAATAAAAAACAACCAATTTTAAAGCACCATATTAACGTATGGTGTTTTTTTTGTGCAAAAGTGTGAAATAGTGTGAAAAGTGTGAAAAAAGTGTGAAATGGTTTTTTTGTGTAAAGTATTAGTTTTCAATAGATTATAAGAAAAAGTGGGAAAATTGCACACTTTTCACACATTTAAAAGTGAAAAATAGAAATGAAAAAAAAAGTGTGAAAAAAATAAAAAGTGTGAAAAGTGTATAAATTTCACACTTTTAAGGGTTAAAGTGTTATTTATCAATTAGTTACAAAAATGAAAAGTGTGAAAAAAGTGTGAAAAAAGTGTGAAATAAGTGTGAAATGAATTGCACACTTTTTATTTGCGTATTAAATTAATTAATTTTATATTTGTCAACCGAGAGTAGTAGCTCTAAAAAACATTTTTTACCCAAGCCTATAAATGATGTATCTACTACTACTGATTTTATAGGCTTTTTTAACCAACATTATTACTTATGATAGAACTAACAAAATGCAACCGATTATTAGATGAGGGTTTCTCGTTACTTACCGTTGGAGAAAGTAAAAAGCCAAACTTTGCCTGGAGTAAGTTGCAAGATAAAGCACTTACCAAACAACAATTTGAAAAGCAATATAATTACAAAGGTGGTATTATTAAAAAAGATGGTCAAGAATTAGCACCAACAAATAATATTGGTATAATTACTGGTTATAATTATTTGGAATGTATTGATATTGATTTAAAAGTCTTTTCTACTGCTAAAGAACAAGTTGCGTTTTGGGAAGAATACCTATCATTTTTAAAAGATAATATTTTAGACTTTGATGATAAGTTTACAATATATAAAACACAAAATAATGGTTATCATATTCTTTATAAATCTAAACGTATTGAGGGTAATACTAAAATAGCGTGTTTAAAAGGTCATAAAGAGGCTGTAATAGAAAGTAGAGGTAAAGGTGGTTATATCTTTGTGTATGAAAAGAACATATCTAAAAACACTTATATCGATATTGATTTTATATCTGATGAAGATCGTGATATATTATGGAGTGTATCACGAACTTATAATTATGTAGATGATGCAATTATTGAAGTACCAAGAAAAGAATATAAAAATTATGAATCTACTGGATTAAATCCTTGGGATGATTATAATGAACGAACTTCTATTTTAGATATTATTAGTGATGATTTTAAAATAGTAAGAAATGTTAATGATAAATATATTATTAAAAGACACGGATCAAAAGCAGCACATTCTGGTTATGTTTATAAAGATTCTGGATGTATGTATCTTTTTACAACTGCAACATTATATCCACACGAAAAATTAATATCACCATTTGCAGCTTTTTGTTATTCTAAATTCAATGGAGATTTTTCAGAAGGTGCTAAAGAAATATACAAACAAGGATTTGGAGAACGATTAAAACCACAACCAATATTAAAATCAGTAAATATTAAATATGATAAAAAAGATTTAACATTTCCGTTAGATGTATTTCCAGAACAAATACAAAATTATATTTTAGTATGTAATTCAACTTTAAATAGTTCAATAGACTTTATGGCGTGTTCAATGTTGTGGATGACTTCAATTCTTATTGGTAATTCTATTAATATTGAAGTAAAACGTGGTTGGATTGAAAGTGCTAATGTTTGGATAGCATTAATAGGTAAAGCTGGAATTGGTAAAACACCATCAATATCAAATGTTACATTTCCAATGCAAAAAAAGAATAGCAAAGAAATTAAATCATATATTAAAAATTCTGCAAAGTATGACGAATATAAAGAACTTGATAAACAACAACAACAACTAACTGAAGAAATAAAAAGACCAACTAAAACACAATTTATTGTAAATGATATTACACTTGAAGCATTAGTTGAATTGCACGGAGAAAATAAAAATGGTATTGGTGTATTAAAAGATGAATTAGCAGGTTGGTTTAAAGATATGAATAAATATAGACAAGGATCTGATTTAGAACATTGGCTATCATCTTGGAGTGGTAAAGAAATAAACCTAAATAGAAAGACTGCAAAAAGTAGTTTTGTTGAACGTGCATTTATTCCTGTTCTTGGTGGTATTCAACCTGGGATTATGGATGGTTTTTACACCGAAGATAATAAAGACAATGGATTTATAGATAGAATGTTGTTCTGTTATCCAGATTTAGAAGTAGATAGATATAATGAAGAAGAAATGAAACAAGAGTACTTAGATTGGTATTCTGATTATGTATTAAACTTTTACGAAAAATTAAAGCATTTAATTCAATACACCGAAGAAGATGAAATTGATCCGATTATAGCACGTTTTTCTGAAGATGCAAATAAAGAATGGGTACGAATATTTAATAAAATTACTGATGTTCAAAATTCAGATGAAGAAAATGAGTATATGAAGTCAATGTTGCCTAAACAAAAGGCATACATACCACGTTTTGCACTACTTATAAACACGCTATCAAGTTATTCTGATGATAGTTATACATTAGGTGTAATTAAAAAAGATAGTGTATTAAAAGCTGAAAAATTAAGTAATTACTTTATATCAATGGCGAAGAAAATAAAAGTAAATAGTTTAGAAACAAAAGATGTTAAAACCATACTTAATAAAAATGCAGATAAGTCAAGTTATGATAAATTTGTGGCTATTTATTCATCAAATCCAAAAATTAGTAAAACTAAATTAAGTGAAACGCTTGGCATAACCAGAAGAACGGTTTATAATTATATCAAAGACTTTGAAAATAAATAAATAAAAAGCATTGAAAATAATATATTTTTTATATATTTGAATAACTAAAAAAAACGGAATGAATAAAACACCAAAACAAATAATAAGAATTGTATCTAAGTATTATAAAGTAGATATAAGAAAGAAGTCAAGAAAGGGTAATCTGCCTAAAGCTAAAAGAATGATTAGTTACATCATTGTACCGATGTTTAAAATGAAACAATGTGAAGCAACAAAGTTACTTAAATACGATGCTTTAAATTCAATTTCATATAATCTAAAAACATTTAGAAATGATCTTAGATTTGATAAAGTAACACAAGAAGATTATAATAATGTATTAAAACTAATAAATAAATGAATTACGTACAAATATTACTAAAAGATGGTTTAAGAGAAGTGCAACAACAAAAGCTGGAATTAATTGCATTGACTGGTAATGAAGCACCTAAAGAAATTAGAAAGATTAATATAATTGAAATGCAATTAGAACAACAACTAACATTTAATAAAAGAGATAAAATATTAGAAATTGATATAAAAAAAATAAAACGACTTTACAAGAAAGGTTATACACATAACGAAATTGCTACTATTTATAATGTTTCGCAATCAACAATAAGTAAAAATTTATAATGAGTAATGAAATAAAATTTAAAGAAATAGTATATTGTAATTTAACAATACTACATAAAGGTAAAAAACACTTATTAGAAGAGGTGGTTTATAAAAAAGAAGATGGATTTTATTATAATCAAAGAATACTAAATACTTTAAATATTAAAGAAAAAGTAAAAGTATTAGATGTTGAAATAATAAAAAGATTAGGTTTTGAAAATAAATCTAAAGGGTTTACAGAAGTAAAAAAGAATGAAGAAACAAGAAACAAAATAACAGGAACTTATGAATAATTTAGAACTAAACAAAATTTATTGTGAAAGCAATTTAGATACTATGAAACGAATGGATGATTTAAGTATTGACTATGTACTTACAAGCCCACCATATAATGTTTTTAATAAAAGTCTTTCTAAATACAAAGATTTTAAAGATGATTTTAGTCAATCACAATATTTTGAACAACAAAAAGATTTAATTAATGAAATGTTAAGAGTAACTAAAAACCATATATTTTATAATATACAAATGGTTTCCGGTAATAAAGTGGCTCTACACAAGTTAATTGGTTATTTCGCTGATAATATAAAAGAAGTTATTATATGGCAGAAATCTGGACAACCTGCAATTAGCGAAAAAGTTTTTAACTCTTGTTTTGAGTATATTATTATTTTTAGTAATAACGAGCCAAACAAAAGATATTTTTCAGATGCTAATTTTAAAAGAGGAACTCAAAACAACATCTTTAAAATATTAAACAGTCATTCTAATCCATTTGCTGATGTACACAAAGCAATAATGCCTTTAGATATACCAAGATATTTTATGATTAATTTCGGTAAAGAAAACGACATTTGGTATGATCCTTATATGGGAACAGGAACCACAGCAGTAGGTGCTATTGAAGAAAAAAGAAAATTTATAGGAAGTGATATATCACAAGAATATGTTGATTTAGCTAATAAAAGACTAAAACCATATTTAAACCAAACAACAATGTTTTAATGTACAAACTAAGAAAACCACAACAACACGTTAAGCAAGAAATTGCAAACGCAGTAGCTAAAGGTAATACTAAACTTTTAGTAATGGCTGCAAGAAAAACAAAATAAAACTTGTGTATTAAAACATAAAGAGTTATATTGCGTTGTTGAGTTGCGCAACAGGTAAAAACATTATAATATAGCTGGATAGGACGCAACCCTTGAAGGCTATATTTTTATTTTATGAAAGAAATATATAAAGATTTAGTAGGTTTTGAAGGTTATTATGAAGTTAGTAATTTAGGTAATGTTAAAAGAAAAAAGAACAAAACCATATACAAAGATGGTCGAATTGCTTATTTTTCAGAAACAGTATTGAAGAAAGCTACAACAAAAAAAGGTTATGAAATGGTTTATCTATCTGTTAAGTCTAAAAAACATTCTAAATTAGTTCATAGATTAATAGCAAACACTTTTATACCAAATCCATTAAATAAAAAAACAGTTAATCATATTGATTGTGATAAAAAAAACAATAGAGTAGATAATCTGGAATGGTTGACAAATAAAGAAAATATGAAACACGCTTTTGATAATGGATTATTTAAAGAAAGAGATAAAAGAAATTCAGAAAGAGCAAGAATAAAAAGAGAAAATAAAAATGTATAGTTTAAGACCACCACAAAAAGTTGTAAAAGATGAAATTAGTAAAGCAGTTGCTAATGGTAATAAAAAGATTCTAACTTTTTTACCTACATCATTTGGCAAAACTATCTTAGCATACGATATTATCAAAAACGCAATAGCAAAGAATAATAAAGTGTTGTTTACTTCACATCGAATCCAATTAGCT